GTACACGAAACTCCAAAGAGAGCGTACAAATTAAGCGGTACTCCTTTGTCAATTCTTGACTAATCAAAAAACTTTTACACACATAGGGACAAAACGTCCCTACGTGTTGTAATTTTAACGTAAAGGAAAGATAGAATGGTTTATCTCAACACAAATACAGCGAATCAATATGCTTGGCTTTCGTTAGACGAAGGACGTGCCTATTTCAACGTTGCCTTTACACACTATCTTCTTGTCATGACATACGAAATGACAGGTGAACAACTCGCGCAAGTTGTCGAAGTAATAAACGAGAACGAACGCGTGACAAAAATAAGACTTACAACCGTTGGTTTGATCGATGCAGGTCGTTATCATTACGAAGTGTACGGACAAAACAGCAGCAGCAATATAGATCCAACCAACGCTTCCGTTGTTGGATTGGTTGAAAAGAGTTTAATGATTCTTCAAGACGGAACAATTTTCTTTGACGTTTCTTCACCGACAATTCCTGTCGATGTAATTTATACAGGTGCATAACATGAGCAACATACAAGCAATAAATCTTTCGGCATACGAACCAATTGAAGCGGATGAAAAAGAGAATCGTGCCGGTTGGATTGACTACGGTTTTAACAACTTATTTCCGCAGCACCTAATCACGCTTTATTACAACAGCCCTATTCATAACGCATTGACGAACTCAATTGCTTACATGATTGAAGGCAAGGGAACGGGAACAATTCTCGACAATGCGCTTCAAGGTCTTGCTTTTGACTTAAAACTTCAAGGTTCATTTTGTGCTGAAGTGATATGGTCGTTGGACTTTACACGCGTTGTACAAATTAATCACTTGCCGTTCGAAAATTGCAGACTTGCATACGACAAAGAAGAAGAAGATATTACAGGCATTTGGTATTCTCGCGACTGGGCTAACTATCGCAGCAAGAAGGGAAAGCCCGAATTTATTCCTTCATTCAATCCGTCTATTGCGCAAGAACAACCAAGACAAGTAATTTACGCTCATGGAATGATGGCAGGTAGTTCGTACTACGCGAAGCCTGACTACTTTGGTGCGTTGAACTACGTTGAGTTGAGCTATCAAATGGGCATGTACCACGTCAATAATATCTTGAATGGTTTATTTCCTTCGTTCATTATTAACTTCTTGAATGGTATTCCGCAGAAAGAAGAACGCGAAGCTATTCGTCGTGAGTGGGAAACACGTTTGAGTGGTGCAAGCAACGCGGGTAAATTCTTAATGACCTTCAACGAAGATCCTACACGCGCTCCACAAATCGAATCTTTTCCTTTGTCGGACGCAGACAAGCAATATCAATTTTTAAGCGAAGAAACAGCAAAGCAAATCATGGTTGGACACCGCGTTGTGTCACCATTGATTCACGGCATACGCGACACAACAGGCTTCGGAAGCAACAAAGACGAAATGTTGGTAGGTTTGGAGATATTCAACACGCAAGTTATTCGACCATATCAAAGAATTATCGAAGAAGTCTTCACACCGATTTTAGGCGACATTAACATTGAAATGAATAGTGTGTTTGAAGACGGAGTTACAGTTGATTCTAACGCGCCTATTGACGTTATAGCTACACCTACAACAACTGTTGACACAACAGCACCAGCAGCAGACTCAAAAGTTTCTGACGTGACATACAACGGAGCACAAATCGCTTCCGCTTTGGAGATTGTCGCTAACGTTGGACTTGGAACATTAACGCAAGAGCAAGCGATTGTTTTCTTGGTTCAGTTCTTAGGTCTTGACGTTGACGTTGCGAAGTCGATGTTCCAAACAGGCGGTGACGCGGTGGCTAAATTGTCCGCTCAAAAAAAAAAAGTAGTTGCGAAGAAGAAAGTTGCGGTTGCTGAGAACAAGATAAGCGCAGAAGATAGCGCGTTGTGGTTGGCTTATCTTAAAGAGAAAGCGGAATATGTCAACGAAGAAGAATGGCAATTGCTATCCGACGAAGAAGTAACTAATCCAGACGAAGAAGAAAAGTTTCGCACCGAGTTTATGAGTGTTCGCGGTTATTCAAACCCTGATGAAGCGAGCAAGGAACTCGATACTGGTCTTTATAAAGTACGTTACTACTACTCAAAGAATTTCACATACAAAGACGGAGAAATTGTAACACGCGATTTCTGTCAAGAAATGGTTGCACTATCAAAAGAAGGAGCGTTATTCCGTTACGAAGACATTCAAGACATGAGCGACGCAGGAGTGAACGGACAGTTTGCACCTTCAGGAAGTTCAAATTATAATTTGTTCATTTTTAAGGGCGGAGTCTATTGCCGCCACGCGTGGTTTAGAAAAGTGTTTGTACGCAAAAGAGAGAAAGGAAAATTCTTGCCTAACGATGGATTGAACAACGACCGAGTTATAACAGGCGGTGTTGCAAATGAACTATTTCCAAAAGGAAAAGAAGCGGTTCGTCCTAACGATATGCCGAATAGAGCATCACTAAAATATAAATAAAAACTACAATGGCACTACAACCCGAAGTTCTACTCATTGACGAGAATTACATAAAAAAATATACATGGATTAACGGAAGCGTTGATCCACTACTTCTTTATCCTGCAATATATCTTTCGCAGGACAAGTACGCTCAACTTTATTTGGGTACTGACCTTTACAACCGCATCAAAGAAGACGTTGTGAACGATGACATTGCAGGCGCATACGCGACACTTCTTGACAATTACTTGCGTCGCATGATTATGTGGTGGACTATGTACGAAGTGCTTCCGCATTTGTACGTTAAAACAGACAACGGAAGTTTAGTAATTCGTACAAGCGAAGATACTCAACCAATAAGTCAAACCGACTTACAGAACTACCGCGACCAAGCGCGTCAACAAGCGATGTTTTACACGCAACGAATGGTAGATTTTTTATGTTTTAATCAGTCTGACTTTCCAGAATACACAACGAATGTAACGAATCAAATATGGTCGCAGACAAATGTTTATCCGTCTAACGCTTTCGAGATTAGTTCGGGGCGCGACAGACGACCATACGAATACAGAAGACCGGGACTTGGATGGTTTAGATAACTAAAAAATAAAACATGGCTACAAGGGGACGAAAGAAAGACATGGTAAAACAAAAGATTTACGAAGAGAAATTTCGTAAGTATCTAATCAAAAAAGAAAAACAAATAAAGAAGTTATCGAATGAAAGTTAACGAAGAATGTTACGCGATGATAAAGCGTTTTGAAGGTTGTCGTTTGAAAGCATACAAATGTCCTGCTAACGTGTGGACCATTGGTTTCGGAAACACTTTCTACGAGAATGGCGATAGGGTGAAAGAAGGCGATGTAATCACGCAGCAACGCGCAGATGAGTTAGCGAAGTTTATAATTGACCAGTTCGCAGTTTCAATCGCACCGTTCATTTTGCAACCGCTTAACGACAATCAATTCAGCGCGTGTGTTTCCCTTGCGTACAACATTGGAACAGGCGGCTTCAAACGTTCGTCTGTATTCAAGAAATTAAACGTCAATCCAACAGATTCAACAATAGCCGATTCGTTTAGACTTTGGAACAAAGGCGGAGGCAAAGTTCTCGCAGGATTGGTGAAGCGTCGCGAAGCTGAAATTGCACTATACTTTAAGTAATGAACACAGAAACCGAGATTGCTTTGATACACGAACAATTGCAGGGCATGGACAAGAAGATTGACCGCATTTACAACGTGTTAATCGGTGACGACCAGATGAAAATTGAAGGTCTTGTAAGCAAAGTTCAAAAGCACGACAAGTATATTCAGAATCAAAGGTTGCAAGTAGCTCGATTGAGTGGCATTGCAGCGACAGCAGGTGTCATTGGCGGGTTAATTGTGCAGTTAATTCTAAAAGCGTTATGAAGGAATGGTTGAAATCTTTGTTAACATCGTGTTCAAAAGTTAGTTCGAAACGAATTGTTGCTATATTTGTTACAATTAACCTAATCGTTTTGAGTTACGTTGCCACATTTACATACTACGTTTGTCCTATTGCGATGTTTGACACGTTAGCATTATTGACAGGTGGAATGTTTGGAGGTACTGTAATTGAAAAGTTTACTAAATCGAAAACAAATGGCGAATCAAACGGAAGCACGCAAGATAGCAGCGGAGATTTGCAGTAAATTCCCCGACGCTCCTTCGCACTCGTTAGCAACAAAACTATTCGAAGAATATCCAGAAGCGTTTGAAACACAAGAACACGCGCGTAATTATGTGCGTCGTGTACGCGGTAAACACGGAGCGAAAAGCCGTAAACATAACACACAAAAAGAATTGATGGACACAGCACCAAGACCTTCTAATCCTTACGCACTTCCGAAGTCGTACGCGAAAAAACGCAGACACGTTGAAGTCAAGGGAACGAAGTTCTTAATCCTTTGCGATTTGCACTTTCCATACCAAGACAACGAAGCTATTGAGTGCGCTATTAACGAAGGTTTGAAACAAGGGTGTGATTCAATCATATTGAACGGTGACGCGTTAGATTGTCATATGATTAGTGACTTCGTTAAAGATCCGCGTAAACGTAAATTCAAAGACGAACTTTATTCTATTCGTCAATTCCTTGCATCGCTTAGACACACGTTCCCTAATGCAAATATTTACTATAAAGAGGGCAACCACGAAGAACGTTATTGGAGATATATGCGAATCAAAGCACCCGAACTATTCGACATTGATGCGTTCGACTTTCCAACGCTTACCCATTGCGACAAGCACGACGTGAAATGGATTGACGGAAAGAGCAAATTGAATATCGGTAAGTTGTCTATCTTTCACGGTCACGAATTTGGAAAGCAATTCCTTCCTTCAGTCAATGTAGCGCGTGGATTGTTCATGAAGACAAAAGTTTCATCTATGTGCGGACATCACCACCAAACGGCTGAACATAGCGAACGTGACGCAAATGGAAAATTTATAACGTGCTTTGCAGTCGCTTGCTTAAG